GCCTATGTTGTTTGTCTATATCCATTTATGTTGGCGGCTCATCTAAGTGTTAGGAATACACACCATTGACACTTCAAGCATTCTCAAACTTCTACACTAAGTTTTGAGAGTGACGTGCTTATAGACTGCACGTCTTTGTTTTTCATTGGAGGCCCGCTTCTTTTCACGGTCTTCTTTCGTTGACGTCCGCGGGGACTTTGTGATTGCATCCTTGGACTCTTTGGCACCAATAATGCTACCATTGATCGCGGGATATTGGACATCGTCATCGACCACAACTTCAACAGTTGTGGGGTTAGGAGGCTTGATGTCCGCACAAAGCGGGGCTTGTAAGAGGTCTCGAGCTGACCTGGTGGTCTCCAGGAAATCGTTGAAGATACTTCTGTCGAATTCTGGAAATTGTGCTTCGAATTCAGCATCCATCCATCCATCAACATTGCTGTTGGGGAATTGGTCGGAAGCTTCAAACTTAGCCCACCATGACTGGATATCGAGCGCTCTTTTCGGTGGGAGGCATAATTCCAAGGCTCGCTTGCAAAAGGGTCCAATAACTGGTGTTTCTCCATCAGTTGAAACAAAACCTCTGGCTTTCTCAACCAACTTGTCCTGTAATGGCACTCCTTCTGGTAAGCGCACTGTTGTATGGAACTTTGACAACTGTCTCTTGATGTCACACATACTGTCAAGACGTCCACCCCATACATCTGGTGAATAATAGCGAGCCAAGAAATTGACGCCTCTGTCCCACCTTGATATAATATGGGTTTCAAGTACGAGTCCGACTTTCCTGCACGCCCACGCATGGTTGGGTGAGGGCAGTCCAGCATCGAGGCCGTCATCACCAAAGTGAATTCCGAGCCTATCGAACGCTTCTCTTGGTCCGAGCGTTGAACCGTCAGCCTTTCGCATATTGCGGAAGCCGAGGTAGGCTGCGAACGTGGATCGAAGTGTTTGTGCAGTACTTGTATCAGAACTGCCAGAACCGTGGCTGTACTCTTGATCGTATGTTGTCCCGTTTGAAAATATTCCTTTATTGTTTGCATTGTCTCTCATTAATTGATTCAAAACACTGCGATGTTGTGGAAAAATCTTCATCATAATTAGACGGTCAACTTCCCTAATAGTTTGGGTAATTGATCCATCCATGCGTTCCAGATCAGAAGCATTGACAAAATCTGCATCATAGCAGATTTCCGCAACTCGCTCCGCAATCTATTTGGGGGTTTTCCCTGGTCCATACCACTTAAACTGTTTTAAGTGGTTAGATATTGCATGGGCGAATTGTG